TCATTTGACATAGGAATTGACATATTTCTCTAATTTATCAGCACCAGTTGATCGCATGCCAGCTGTTACGAATCCGTATTGATCCAAGGTAAAGGCTGCGGTATGATGACCAAGATTTTCTTGAACTGTTTTAACGTCCACTCCTGCTTGTAAAGATAATACTGCATAAGTATGGCGTAAATCATGAACGCGAAGTCCAGGGAATCCAATTTGGGCACTAACGGTTTTTAGATGTTTATAAACACCATGGCCATTGATCGGACTCCCATCATCCCCACAAAATACAAGACTATGTTTATTATAATCAGGATCGCCAATCAGTAGTTTTAATCGTGCTTGATCAGATCGTTCACTTTTAATAATTCGGATCGCTGATGTTGGTAAAGAAACAGTTCGTATTTTGTCATGCTTGGGGGTTCCAAACTTTACAGGATAGGCAGATACTAATTGTCGGTCAATAAGAATTGTTTTATTTGAAAAATCAACACGATCAAAGGTAAGCCCAGTAAGTTCTGAGATCCTTAATCCAGTTAAAATTAAAAATGTAAAGATTGATGCATACCGATCATTCTCAGCAGCTTTATAAAATTTAGATAATTCATCTTCAGTTAAAGGCGTGATTTTAGGTTTTATTTTTTTGGGTAGGGTAATGCCCGTAGCAGGATTGATCCGTATCAATTTAGCAGATATAGCATCATCCAAACATTTGTGTAAGGTCCCATGAATATTTCGTACCATTTTTTGAGATAAACCTTTATCTTTAAATAAACTTGTACAAAACTTTTGAATATCTGATTGCTCAATGCTTTGAATCTGTTTATTGCCAAATGCAGGAATGATGTGAGTATTTAAATGACTGATATAACTCTTTTTTGTAGTTTCTTTAATTCCAACGAGATAACCTTTTTTCCAGTCCTCCACCCAGTGCTTAAATAGGGTCTTATCCGCTTTCACATAAGTTCCATCTTCTATTTGTGCAACAAGATCATAAGCTTTTTGCCTGCATTCCTTACTTGTTTTTCCATATACCGTTTTATACTTTCCGTCTGGTATGTGAATTTGAGTGCCAAATCGTCCATCTTTTCGTTTACTGATTTTCATTTTTATTTACCTCCTAGAATTTTAGGCATAAAAATGCCTGGCAGTTGTAAAACTCCAGGATATAAAGTATAATATTTGTGATAAGTATATTGGGTTTATATCCTGGTATATCAAAGCCGTTCTCATGTTCTAGCATGAGGGCGGTTTTTTATTTAGTTAGAATTAGTATTAAGGCAGTAAACCTAAAAATAATAATGAAATTCCTAATGCTACAGAAACAATAGCGACAACAATTTTAGTAGTATTATCCATAGGCTTTTTAGCTATATATATATGCACATTTACAAGATACAACATGCCTAATGACCAAATAGATCCTATTATTGAGAAAAGAGATAAGTCGCCTCTCAGTACAAATGCAAGACAAGGGAATAAAATATATATTAGCGGAATATCACAGAGAATCGTTATTGCTATTTTAAGCGGCAATGGGAGCTTTCTCTTTTTTAAGGTTGAATCAACAATTTCAACTCTTTTAGCCCCAGGCATAAGATTGTCTAATTCTCCTACGCTTGCACCGCACTTTCCACAAAAGTTACCAGTTACTTCTTCTCCACAGTTTTTACAGAACATTTTCACACCTCTTTCAAATTATGTTGTAGTACAATAGCGTTTATGTTGTTGTTATAATATTATCCAATCATATTTATTAATAACCAACTTGTGTAACGCCGTATTCTGCTTGCTCATTGGTAAACCCGTCATGTTCTAATTGTTCGATTAATCCAGAACGCGAAAATTCCATAATATTCAAATACGCTTCAGATTTTTTTGCTGCTTGTTCATTCCAATCGGTATTACAATTATCCGCTGCATACGTTGCCTCTTCAGTAGTAAATCCGTCATGTTCTAATTGTGCAATTAAGCCGATATGCGAAAATTCCATAATACTAAAATATGCTTTAGCTTTTCCAATTGCATTTTCCTGCCCCAATGTTGGCTGTTTTGCTGCCGCCGCAATTCGATCTGCTAGTTCTTTGTCTGCTGCAACGCGCTCAGCTTTAATTTTCAATTCTTGATCTAGTTCTTCTTGGGTAGGTTCGATAGCTTCTATAGGAGCAGGGGGAGTGTAAGATTTTGCGATTTTTGAGAAATAACCGTTTGTTTTCACAAGAACCATCCCACTACCATACGTAAGTTCATCATCCTTGAAGGCTAGTATAGTAGATTCATTACTAAGAGAAATGATATTACCGTCAATTGTATATTCACCCGAATTATTTTCTATAATGTTTGGTTCTTTTATATTGTTATAGGCCCGAGTATAAGAGCCGTTCTCATTTAACGTTAAATTACTTATCAATTCACTATCAAATGCTCCCTTTTCACTTTGCAGCAATTCCCATTTTCCTGAAATTTTTTCATTCGTCAATTCGCTACTGCATCCAGAACCTAAAATTAAAACTGATACTAACACCAGGATAAACAAAACTATTTTTCTTTTCATAAAACTTACCTCCTAAAATAAGATAAATTTATTATACGACGTATAGTAAATGATTACAACTATTTATAAAACATCACTCGGAAATGTGATGGCTTTACCTAATTAAAATTTACCTCTGAGTTCAATAACTTTACCTATAATACCAACCGGTAATGTTTGTACTTCATCACTGGTAAAAAATTTGGGTGGATACGCCTGATTAATTGATATTAAGGAGATCCCATTTTCATGAATAACTACCTTCTTTACTGTTGCATCACTTCCATTTACTAATACAACAGCAATTTCGCCACTTTCAATCATTTCCTGTTTTTTAACAACAACTACGTCTTTTTCAAGCATTCTAGGTGACATACTATCCCCAGATATTTCAAGGCAAAAGAATTCTCCTGTTCTTGCAAGTTCTTCTGTTATTTCTTCATAGTCAATAACGTCTTCAATAGCTTCAATAGGAATGCCAGCTGCTACCCTCCCCAAAACTGGGATTTTAACACCTTTTGATTTTTGAGATTTAACTGATTCCCAACCCATTAAAAAGGCTGGGTCTATTTTTAGCGCGCCGGCAACGATTTCTAACTTATCGATCGGCATGTTTTTAATTGAGCCAGTCTCATATCTTTGTAACGTAGATTTACTCAGTCCTGTTTTATCAGCTAGTTCTTGATAAGAAATATCAAGTTCAACTCGCCTATTTTTTAAACGTTCCATTATCTCTTTCATTAAATTAGCGTTATGTTCATTCATTATACAACACCCCCCGTTGATTTTATTATATACTATTTTTTCATAAGTGCAACAAAAATTTTAATAACTTTTAAATTTTGTTGCATATTTGACTTGACAGTTAAAATTACGCGTGATAATATTAGGTATCCCAAATATGCAACGGAGGTGATGAACATGGATGCAAATAAATTGAAGGGATTGATGGTAGAGAAAAAATATACACAATTAAAATTGGCTAGAGAATTAAAATTGAGTGCACAATCTTTAAATGCAAAGCTTAATGGGCGCAATCAATTTACATTAAATGAAGTTGTTGAGATTTCAAAGATTCTTAGCATTGAAGATCCGAGAGATATTTTTTTTACGGGCGCCGTCCCAAATCCGCAACGTAAATCGCGTGCTAGCTGATTTAATTTAAGAAGGAGGAAACTAAATGAACGATTTAATTAAATTTCGAGCGACAAAAAAAAACAATGATGAAACATCATTGTTTTTGGATGAATTTGAGTTAAGAGGCGTAACTGCTTACGGTTTACAAGTTACGCCAGATGGGTCTGAACTGACCTTGTCAATAGTTGTCAGCCCCCCAGTTGAGATTGAATAAGACTTGAAATAATGCTAGCGGCGATTTGTTTTAAAGCATCTAAGGAGTTGGAACCAACAGATTTAGCAACTTCTTTAGTTTTATTCCAGTTATTGTCTTCTCGAATATCGGCAATGAATTGATGTCCAGAAGGGGACAAGTAGCGAATCATACAACCACCGTCCATGAACCAATTTACACCTGTAAAAAAGTGTGATAGCTCGCATTGTTTGATATGGTACAAAGCAGTTTCTTTATCATAAGTACTTAGACGAGTTTCTTCTTTATAGGGAACTTGATAAACGAATGGCTTATTCAAATTTGTAAAATCTTCGATATCTAATAGGATATCGCGGATACATTCAGGGTTTAATTTCATAAAATCACATCCTTTTGGATTGATTATACCATAAACAAAATTTAAAAAAGGAGAAAACTAAATGAACGATTTAAGAGAAACAAACGATAAGAATAACCGAAATCTTGATCAAAGAATAAAAGATTTTGACGATAAAGCGATTCATGTAGTAATTACGATTGCTTTAAGCATTATAACCGCGACATTAACAACATTGGCATGGATGCAAATTATTTAAAGTATCCAGTTAGCCAACCAAAAGAGGATTGTTGATGTAGCTATTGATATACCGATTGGGATAATAACCGAACGATAAAGAAAAGATTTAGTTTCAAGCCATGAATATTCTAAACAGTGGGCGCCTTCATAAGTTAATTCGATTAAACCGATATCAGTTTTATTGTCATAATTAACAAACTCAACATGAACCAGCTCTCTTTTCTTGAGATGTTTAGCTGTAATCAGTATTTCCTTATGCGACAGATTGATTAAACTATCTAATTCTTTAGAAGTAAGATATTCAATATTATCTAGATTTAATTTTTTTATTGATTTGATTAAAGTTTTTTCATTTTTAGTAAGCTGATACATTTAATTTATTACCTTTCTTTATGATTATCCATTATATCAGAAAAGGCTAAAAGAAGTATATTTTAAAAGATAAGAAAAGGGGAGTGAAGGATATGAGAGAAAAGAACGGCCCTGTAGATGCGAAATTTAATGAAATAGTGATGAATGATTTGAAAGAAAGTATTGCTAAAGCTTTTATAGATCTCGACTCAAAATTAAGAGAAAATTCTCCCACAAATGAAATTGATTCTAAAGAATTTGTAATTGCAAAAGCGAGCCAGATGAAAAAAGAACTGAACAACTTTATTGATGGACATATGAAGCTAGTGATTAGAGATTAAATTTTGAATAATGTTTGATAGAAAGGAGCAATTAAAATGACGATTGAAGATCGATTAGAAAACATTGAAAAACTATTAACTGAACAGAAAGAAGTTGTTGTTGAGTCTAAATCGGAGTATTTATCCGCTAAAGAATTTAGTGGACGGATAGGGATTGGGTATGGTGCTGTGCGACGAATGATTAATGAACGCCTATTCCCGTACCCAGTACATTTTGTAGCTGCAGGGAATGACAAGATAAACATGAAAGCATTTGATGAATGGATTTTAGTAACAGAAAATGCTGAAAAATTAGGAAATATATAGGAAGGGAGAAAACTGAAAATGGAATTATTTGAAAGATGCGTGCGATATCGGATTGAAATGTTGTGCGCTAGAAAAAAAGTGCTTATTGGTGACGTTGGCCAGAATTTATTTGGTTCGGAAGGGTTAGATGAATTAATCGAAATTAATAAAGAATTAAAAGTTTTAAGGACCGAAAGATAAATAGGAGGAAAGAAAATGAAAGTAGAATTATCAGAAGAAATTCAAGATAAGCTAGAAAAAATATTCACTTTAAAAATTGAGTTGGAAAAAACGAAAGACGAAATTGAAACATACTTTAATAAAGTACTCAATTATGATTTGTATGATTTGGAAAACAATGATTTAGATATCGCACTAGAACCAATATTTGATGGTGAGGTAGGGGATTTTGGAGACGGAATTGATGAAGCCATTGGTAAAGTTATCGAAGCATTTAATTCTTGTAACCACAAGGAGGTGATGAAATGCTAATTAAAGATCTGATAGAAGAACTAGAGGGATGTGATCCTGAAAGTGAAGTGAAGTTATGGGATCGAGTAAATGGAAAATATCACGATATTCAACACGTTGATATCCAGGAAGAAAGTATTGATCTTGTGTATTTTGGTAAAAAGCAATAAAAAAATCCCCAATCGTTGGCACGATATAAGGGGATCAACAAAAATACTTATTTAAAATATACCATATTTGAGGGGGAATATCAAATGGTTAAATACAGTGAACAGAAAATTGTAGAAATATTGGAAAACAAAAGTTATTGCATTGAAGTTTTAAATAATTCCAAAATTATTGCTAAAAAAACTAATCAGTTTCCGATTATTGGTTTACCGGATCCTCAATCTAAAACAGGATGGATATTTAATGTTGGTAAAAACAAATTAACACTTGTTTATGATGCAATTGTATTTAGTGAAAGACAAATTATCCAATAAGAAATGGAGGAAAAGTAAATATGACCGTAAAGCAATCAGTTCAAAAAGTTATTGAGATATTAGAAAAACATTGTTTTGAAGTAACACAAAAAGGAAATATTTATCACTGCAACCGACCAAAATGTTGCGAAATTAAGTTTAGAGAAACCATTGGAGGTGATCAAATTTTTCATGTTGGTAAAACATGGTGTCATACAGTTTATAAGGCCCTTGAAATGGCGGTGATAGCGTGACAATTGATGAAGCTGAAAGAATTAGAAAGGATTATCGATTTGCCCCTCAACACGAATTAAAATGTAGAAAATTTATACCTGTTATTACATCAACAGGCGATACCGCTCTAATAGCTAAAGTAGCTTATGAAAAAATCTTAAACAATAAAAAAATTGAAATCATAGGGTTTGAAGCAACAGAAAAAGGCGTGCTATTGAAATATAAAGGGATTAGATCACCAGTTGTTGGGATTGTAGAATTCAAAGATGTTTCACAAATATTAGATAAAAAGAAGGTGGTATAAATGTCAGATAAGTTAATATTTGTCCGACAAAAACGGAATAAATCAACTGCTAAAAGCGAGTTGATTCGAGTAGATGGTGCAGCCTACAACGAGATCGTGAACATAGCCCATGAAGCAGGCATATCAATTCAAAGAGCGGCATCAAACATGATTAAATTTGCGGTTGAAAGAGTAGCTTTTGTGGACGATGCAGATTATGAAATGAAAGAAGGAGAATAAAATGAACACCCGATTTGATAGCGATGAGTGGATAACCGCTCAAGGAGAATATATCCTTGTTAGCAATTTGGAAACGTCGCATTTAATAAACATTCTAAAAATGTTTATTAAACAGCCTTTAAGAACCATATCGATGTTGATAAAGGATATTGAAAGGTTAGACGACCATACAAGGGGTGATGTTTGGTCCAAAAATAATCGAAATGGTGTAAAAAAAGAATCTATTCGAGAAATTACAAAGATGAAACCCGAAGAGTGCGTAGAATACGCTCTGACAAGTACGTTGGGGGTAACAATGCTAAAAGAATTAAACACTAGAGGCGTTGATGTTAAAAACATAATCACTTTTATGAAAGAAGGAGAATAAAAAATGTTAGAAATTAATGTAAATATCCAAGGATTAGATGGTTTAGTGGAAGTTTTAAAAGGGTTAATTGTATCAACCCCTGTATCATCAGAAATAAAAACGGGAGAAGCCTTTTTTCAAACTTCCCCTATTGTGAATCAACAACCTATTACGACACCCGTCACTGAGCAACAAACACCTCCTGTTGTGACTCAACAATCGATATCAGCACCAATACAACAGATACCACCCTTTAATGTCCCAATAAATCAAACCGCTCCCCCAGTGCCAACAACAGAAGTGAATTATAACTTTGATCAGTTGGCCGTTGCGGCATCATCTTTAATGGATGCTGGACGAATGGCAGATATTCAAGCTTTATTAAGTCGCTACAGTGCCCCCTCTCTTACGCAACTCCAAAAGGAACAATACGGAGCATTCGCTAATGAGTTACGTCGAATGGGGGCAAAATTATGAGTCATGCAATATTAAGCGCAAGCGGAGCGTCTCGGTGGCTTAACTGTCCTCCGAGTGCCCGTCTTGAAGAACAATTTCCAGACTCAACAAGTGAAGCAGCCGCAGAAGGAACATTAGCCCATGCATTAGGAGAATTGAAGCTACAAAAGTATTTAACCCCAATGCCAAAAAGAACCTATACAAGACGTCACAATGTAATTAAAAAAGATCCTTTGTATTTGGCAGAAATGGAGGGTTACACTGATGATTATCTGGATTTTATTAAAGAAACGATGCTGTCTTTTCCGTCAAGTCCGTATGCAACAATTGAGAAAAAAGTCAATTTTTCTACTTATGTTCCTGAAGGATTTGGAACAGCTGATTGTATTATTATCGGTGGAAATACACTTTATATCGTAGATCTAAAATACGGAAAGGGCGTGTCTGTATCGGCTGAAAAGAATCCTCAAATGCGATTATATGCTTTGGGAGCTTTAAAAGAATATAGCTTGTTATACGCTATAAAGAATGTTCATATGGTCATTTTCCAACCGCGACTAAATAACATCTCGACTGATCAAATGGCGGCTGAAACCTTACTAAACTGGGGGGATGCTTTCGTTAAGCCTTTAGCTGATCTTGCATTCAAAGGTGAGGGCAATTTTTCACCTGGTGATCATTGTCGTTTTTGTCGGGCCAAAGCAGTGTGCAGGGCCCGAAGCGAAAAGAATATGACCTTGGAAGAATTCAAAGGAGCATTACCACCATTAATTAGCAATGAAGAAGTAGGCTCTTTATTATTAAAAGCTCAAGATCTAGCAAAATGGGCGAAAGATCTTGAAGTGTATGCTTTATCCGTATGTTTAGCTGGTGAAGATGTTGCGGGATGGAAAGCAGTAGAAGGACGATCAAATCGATGCTTTAGTGATATTGATGCCGCTTTTAAAAAACTAAAAGATGACGGTGTAAAAGAAGAACTGTTATATATTAGAAAACCAATCACTCTAACAGAAACAGAAACATTATTAGGAAAGAAAGAATTCAATGCTGCTTTATCAGATTTCATTGAAAAGCCACCAGGAAAACCCGCGCTAGCAAAAGCAAATGATAAAAGGGATCCAATAACGTTAAAAAATGATGCAAATACAGATTTTGCAAATATTCAAATTTAAACCATAGAACACAGTGAACTAGCCTATATACAGGCTTTGCGATTAGATCAAATAGCGAAAATTGAAAATCAAATTTTAAGGAGAAATAATATTATGAAACAACCAACACAAATAGTAACTGGACAGGTACGATTAACCTTCCCACACCTTTTTAAGGCATATGCAAATCCCAATCAACCAGGGCAAGAGCCAAAGTATTCAACAACCATGCTTCTACCAAAAACAGATTTAACCACCAAAGCAAACATCGACGCTGCTATTATGGCCGCTATTGACTTAGGTATATCTAGTAAATGGAATGGCTCTCGCCCACCAAAAATTAATTTATCGATCCATGATGGCGATGGTGTTCGACCTAACGGAGAAGCATTTGGTTCTGAATGCAAAGGGCACTGGGTTTTCGCAGCGTCAAGTAAACAGGCGCCTGAAATTGTTCAACACCAAAGTTTAGAACGAGTCTTAAACGAATCGGAAGTTTATTCTGGTATGTATGCTTTAGTGTCATTAAACTTTTTTCCTTATGCTTCAAGCGGTAATAAAGGGGTCGGCATTGGTCTTAATAACGTGGCCAAAGTAGCCGACGGTGAGCCACTCGGTGGTAGAACAACAGCAGCTAATGATTTTGGAGGGGCGCAACCCCAGCAACAAGTCCAAACAGATTCAGCTTGGCCAACTCAACTAGGTGGGCAACCAGCACCTCAAAATTATCAACAACAAACGCAATACCAAGCGCCCGCACCTCAGACTCAAACCTATCAACAACCACAACAAAACTTTCAACAACCACAACAGAATTTTCAACAACCAGCACAACAACAACAAATTGACCTCATTACAGGCAAACCGATTGAGGCTGTGTATGGGATATGAGCCATCATTTAAATATTGATATCGAAACTTATAGCGATATTGACATCAAAAAATCGGGACTGTACAGATATGTGCAGTCCCCTAATTTTCAGATTTTACTTTTTGCGTATTCTCTTGATAGTGCGCCTGTTGAGATTATTGATCTAGAACAAGGTGAAAAATTACCAATAAAAATAATTATAATGCTCAATGATCCAAATGTTATTAAACATGCTTACAATGCTGCCTTTGAATGGTATTGTCTCAGCAAATATATTGGGGATACCGATCAGATTACATGGCTTGGCCATTGGCAATGTACCATGTTTCACAGTCTTTATTGTGGCTATCCTGCGGGATTGGGGTCAACGGGAATAGCGTTAGGGTTACCTCAAGACAAGCAAAAAGATACAGCAGGTAAAGCTTTAATCCGATATTTTTGCGGCCCGTGTAAACCCACTAGAAATAATGGAAACCGTACACGAAACTTACCCCACCATGACTTGGATCGATGGAATCTTTTTAAAGAATATTGTATTCAAGATGTGGTAGTGGAAATGGAAATCGAAAAACGATTATCTTCCTTCCCTGTTCCTGAATTAGAACAACATTACTGGCGATTGGATCAGCAAATGAATGCAAGAGGGATCAGAATCGACACAGAGTTAGTACACAGTGCTCTTTATTGTAATGATGTCGTGATGGAAGAATTGAAAAAAGAAGCAATTGAAATAACAGGACTCGCTAATCCCAACAGTGCTGCCCAAATAAAAGAATGGTTAAAAAAACAAGGTGTTAAGACGGATAATCTCCAAAAAGCAACCGTAGCAGATCTTCTAACCAAAACAACAGGATTCCCTAAACGTATGTTAGAAATTCGACAAGAAAGTTCCAAAACAAGCATTAAAAAATATGCAACGATGGAAACAACACTGTGTAATGATGGAAGAATTCGAGGGCTATTACAATTTTATGGGGCCAATCGTACAGGGCGATGGGCAGGACGATTTGTACAAATGCAAAACCTCCCACGTAATTACTTAGAAACTTTAGATCATGCTAGAGAATGCGTGAAACATCAAAAAATTGATACCCTAAAAGTAGTATACGGAAATATACCTGATACCTTATCTCAATTAATACGAACAGCTTTTATTCCCTCTGGAGGGCGAACATTTGTAGTCTCAGATTATTCCGCTATTGAAGCCCGGGTGATTGCTTGGATGGCGGGCGAAGAATGGCGGCAAGAAGTGTTTGCTACACACGGCAAGATCTATGAAGCTTCAGCCAGCGCCATGTTTGGGGTGCCGATTGAAAAAATAGTAAAAGGAAATCCAGAATATGCACTCAGGTCCAAGGGTAAAATCGCAGAATTAGCATTAGGCTATCAAGGTGCTGCTGGGGCACTTATTACCATGGGAGCTCTTAAAATGGGACTATCAGAGGATGAACTTCCAGAGATCGTTACCAAATGGCGACAAGCGAATAAGAAAATAGTGAACCTCTGGTATGCCATCGGTGGTGCTGCCATTAAGACGATGCAGACAGGACAAGCGAACGAAGTCAAAGGTGTTATTTTCGCCCGTGAAGGAGACTTTGACAATGGGCAAGACTTTTTAACGGTCCAACTCCCAAGCGGGCGAAAACTCTTTTACGTAAAACCTTTTCTTGCTCCTAACCAATGGGATCGGGATGCTCTATTTTATCAAGGTATGGACCAGACAACAAAGAAATGGGTAAGCCTTCAAACCTACGGTGGAAAACTTACTGAAAATATTGTTCAAGCCATTGCAAGAGATTGTTTAGCAGTGGCCATTGATCGATTAGCGTGTAAAGGCTATGAGATGGTGATGTCTGTCCACGATGAAGTGATCCTTGATTGTCCAATGGAAATGGCGGATCTTGAACGGGTCAACGCGATCATGGGCGAGCCGATCGAATGGGCCCCAGGACTTTTACTCAATGCAGAAGGTTATATTACAAACTATTATAAAAAAGACTAGGAGGGCTTACATGATTAACGATAAACAAATAAAGATATCATCAGCAGGAAGCCGAAAGGCCACCTCCTGGCCACAACAGACACTGATGTGGTCTGAATTTGCAGAACGATTAAAAACACCGGTTAGAAGTACAGAAACATTAACAGAATACCTTAATTATAATAAAGGCAAGCAGGATGACTTAAAAGATGTTGGAGGGTTTGTTGGGGGCGTTCTCGAGGGCAATCGGCGTAAGGCCGACTGTGTACTTGGTAGAGATTTAATCACTTTAGATATGGATAACATTCCATCTGAAGGGACTACAAGTATTTTACAACGCATCGGCTCCATGGGCTTTGCTTGTGTCGTTTATTCAACGCGAAAACATGAAGCCGTTAAACCACGCTTACGTGTGGTAGCACCCTTATCTCGAACAGCGACCTCTGATGAATACGAACCCATTACTCGAAAACTTGCAAGTATGTTAGGCATTGAATTTTGTGATCCAACAACGTTTGAAGCTTCACGGTTAATGTATTGGCCATCCTGTTGCACGGATAGTCAATATGAATTTCATGCCTGGGATAACCCTTTGCTTAACATCGATGGAATGCTTAACCTCTATTCTGATTGGCGTAATGTTAGGGAGTGGCCAACAGTACCTGGCGCCGATAAGATTCAAGAACGCTTACTTAAACGACAAGAAGACCCGACTACTAAAAAGGGTGTGGTTGGTGCATTTTGCAAGACTTATGATATATACAAAGCAATCGAAACCTTTATTCCTGGTGAATATACTACCTGTGAAACCGCCGATAATCGATTAACTTTTACGGGAGGATCCACCACCGGGGGTGCAATTATTTATGATGATGGACTTTTTCTATATTCCCATCATGCAACAGATCCGTGTAGCGGGAAGTTAGTTAATGCTTTTGACTTAATACGCTTACATAAATTTAATGATCAGGATGATGATGCGGTACCAGGAACCCCGATTAACAGGCTTCCAAGCTTTACAGCGATGTGTCAGTTTGCAGCAGCCGATAAAGCCGTTACAGGTTTAATGAGTCAAGAACGCTATGAGCAGGCAACCCAAGAATTTTCACAAGTAACTGGCGTTGAAAACCCTGGTAACTTAGATTGGATGAATCATCTTGAAGTATCCGCAACGACAGGCGCGCATGCTAAAACCATTGATAATGTATTGATCATTCTTGAAAATGATCCGCAACTTAAAGGTAAACTGGCATTTGATGAATTCGCTAACCGAGGTTTGGCCATGGGGTCCCTGCCGTGGGATGAACGCGCAAAACGCAGGGCGTGGAGTGACCCAGATGATGCGGGAATACTTCATTATTTGGAACATGCTTATAAAATACAACTATCTGATAAACGACTCTATGCAGCCATGACATTATGTTCTCAACGGCATAAATTTAATGATGTGAAAGACTATTTAATCAATTTACAATGGGATGGAACTAAGCGCCTAGATACTGTTTTTATAGACTATCTCGGTGCTGAAGATAATATTTACACCCGTGCGGTGGCAAGAAAGAGTTTAGCAGCAGCGGTGGCCAGAGCCATGGTCCCTGGTACAAAATATGATTACATGCCAATATTAGGTGGCCCCCAGGGGATCGGTAAAAGTACCTTTTTAAGATTCTTAGGTCATAAATGGTATTCAGACAGCTTACAAACATTTGAAGGAAAAGAAGCAAGCGAAATGATCCAAGGCATTTGGATTAATGAACTTGGTGAATTAACAGGACTTTCGCGATCAGAAAACAATGCCGTTAAACAATTTCTTAGCCGAACAGAGGATATTTATAGGGAACCCTATGGACGCCGTACGGGCGTTTATCCAAGGCGATGTGTCTTCTTTGGAACGACCAATGACACTGAATATTTAAGAGATCGCACAGGCAATCGACGGTTTTGGCCAATTGACTGTAGCATTGAAGAACCGACAAAAGATATTTTCACACAGCTTAAGGATGAAGTAACACAAATATGGGCGGAGGCTTATATCGCTTGGCAACTTGGGGAACCGCTATATTTATCAGGCGAAGTAGAAGCTAAAGGAAAAGAAATGCAAGAAGGGCATCAAGAATTGAACGGTAAAGAAGGTTCGATTCTGGAATTTTTAAATCTGAAAGTTCCAGCGAACTGGGGTAAAAGAAATTTGAATGAACGTAAGATGTTTTGGGCAAGTGAACAAATGCAAAGCGATTGTGATCTTATTAAAAGAGATCGTATATGTGCAACAGAAATTTGGTGTGAATGTCTCGGAGGTGACCTAAAAAGTTTCAAAAGACAGGACACTGTTGAGATAAATCATATTTTAGAAAATGCCTCTGATTGGGAGAAAAGTTCAAGTACTTTACGGTTTGGAAAAACCTATGGGGTGCAACGAGGATTTGAAAGAATAGAGATAATTAGAGAATGAAGAATGTGACATCCAAGAGAATGTTACATCTATGACGTAACATTGAAACATTCTCATCGGAGTTTGTTGTTTCGCCTCAAAGCAAGGCGGGTAAAGGGTTATAGAGCTTTGTAACATTAAAACATTAATATATATAAATAAAATAAATAGGGCGTATAGGGCGCGCGAGCATATACGTGACCGCCTATACGTAAATGCCCGTATACGCGCGTTACGTTGTTACTGTTACACTTTAAAAAATACACCCTATTTATTTTTGAAAGAAGGGTTGATATGAAAGAAAAAGAAATCGAACAATATCTGGTAAAGAGAGTTAAAACGATTGGTGGTAAAGCGTTTAAATTTGTAAGTCCTGGAAACAACGGTGTGCCTGATCGAATGGTATGTCTTCCAGAGGGAAGAATTATTTTTGCAGAGTTGAAAGCTACCGGATGCAAAACTAGACCAAGCCAAGATCAACAGATAAAAAAATTATATGATCTTGGTTTTGATGTTTATGTGATTGATAGCAAGGAAATGATAGATCAACTGATTAGACAATGGAATCATGAAGATTTTTAAGCCCCACCCCTACCAAGCATACTGCATTAGACAAATGATCACGCAGAAAAACATAGCACTATGGCTTGATATGGGACTTGGGAAGACCTCCATCACGTTGACAGCACTTAACGATTTAAAATATAACCGATTTGCAATCAATAAGACTTTGATCATCGCCCCTAAAAAAGTGGCGCAAGGAACTTGGAATCGTGAAAAAGATAAATGGGGGCACTTAAAACTTTTAAGAATATCCAAAGTACTTGGATCACAGATCAATCGAATAAGAGCCTTAAATACACCCGCGGATATTTACATTATAAACCGTGAAAATGTTCAATGGTTGGTTGATCATTACCGAAATGCTTGGCCTTTTGATACGGTGGTGATCGATGAAGCATCGAGTTTTAAGAACCATCAAGCTAAACGGTTTAAGGCCCTGAAAAATGTTAGACCTAAAATAGATCGCATGATTGAATTAACAGGAACCCCAGCACCTAAAGGCTATATTGATTTATGGGCCCAAGTATTTTTATTAGATCAGGGCGAACGATTAGGTAAAACCATTACGGCTTACAGAGAACGATATTTTGATCATGAAAGTTATGGCTTTGGGTATAACATCAAGCCAGGTGCAGAAGATGCAATACGTGATAAATTGCAAGGTTTATGTATCTCGATGAAATCAGAGGATTATTTAGAATTACCAGATGCGATTGTAGACGATATCCCAGTGATCCTTGAAGGTAAAGGTAAAGCAGCTTATAAAGAGATGGAACGAAAGATGCTACTTGAAGTGGATCCGCTAACAATTGTAGATGCCACGAGTGCGGCAGTGCTTTCTAATAAACTTCAACAATTATGTAATGGTGCGATTTATGATGAGGATCATGGTGTTCATGAGATCCATAATAGTAAGCTTGAACGATTTTTAGAACTAATCGAAGAATTGAATGGAAAACCTGCGATTGTGTTTTATAGTTTTAAGCATGATCTTACCAGGATCCGAAAGGCCCTGGCAAAAACTAATTTAGCCGTTCGGGTGTTTAAAACTACCCAGGATGAGGACGATTGGAATAATAAAAAGATTGATGTTCTCCTTGCACATCCTGCCAGTACCGCTTACGGGTTAAACCTACAAGATGGCGGGAACCACATTATCTGGTTCGGTTTGAATTGGTCATTAGAACTTTACCAACAGGCAAATAAAAGACTCCATAGACAAGGGCAGCAACAGAAAGTAATTATCCACCGCTTGATTGTTGAGGGTGGACGAGATGAAGATATTGCTGCGGCGTTAGAAGCAAAACACGTAACACAGAAAGATTTACTTGAAAGAAAATATACATAGCTGGGAAAATAACAGGAAATCCTAATTATAAAAAAGAATTCATGCAAATGCAGGAGTTAGTCGAAGAAGGCGGTAATGTTGTTTTAAACCCTGCGTTATTGCCAGCAGGATTGACGCAAGGCGAATACATGAAAATATGTTTTGCTATGATCGATGTGGCAGCTAAAGTTGTATTTTTGGATGGGTGGCGGGATAGTTTGGGCGCAAAATTAGAACATCAATATTGTCTGTATTGTGGAAAAAAATGGATAGATTTAGCGGTGTAACGGAGAAAACAAATGATAAGTGATGAAAAAATAATAATTATCTATGCAGGGATTTCAGGTATTAGCGATGAAAATGACGAAGCAAAAAATAAAGAAATAAAAGAATATCTTGAGAGATTAATTGATGGGTTAAGCGATGAAAGCAGAATTGCAATTGAACTGGAATTAAATGCAGAACCAATGCAGTCACCTGATTTTCTAATAATGTATGAAAGCTACAAAGAAAAGCCTACAAATAGACAAGTTGAAAATAAAAAACATTGGAAACATAAACAAAAGAAAAACTCATGGGAAAGGCGGATAAAGTAGAATGACACCTGAAGAACGAAAACGAAAAGTAAAGTGGTTAAGTCGGTATCGGATACTTGAGAATCAGATCAAACGATTAGAAGCTGAAAAGGAACGGTGGAAAGCTAGGGCAACAAATACAGTCCCTGCGCCAGTACATTTTAAATATATAAAAAACAAAGAAAAATTGGAAGCAATGACAAAAGAAGAACGAAGACGTAATAACATGCCTCCTATTGTGATCCATGGATCTGGTAGTGGTTTAGGAATCGATGACTGTGTTGCTGAAACGGATAAATTAGAGCAAAAACTGATTGATAAAATTTATGAGGCAATTAAAACCCAACGTGCGATCGATAATGCCATTGATTGCGTTGAGGATGACCGCCTACGATTGATTTTAAGTTATCGTTACATTGATGGGCTGAAATGGGAAAACATTTGCTGTGAAGCTAATTATTCATGGAAATGGATTCATATTTTACATAATGAAGCCCTTGAAAAAATAGAAATCTAAAGAGTACACTAAAGTACACTATGATCCGTGCTAATATGGTAACATGAAATAAAAATATTAAGGCATCCGCAAGGGTGTCTTTTTTAATGCAACAAAACAAACGAATATGGGGTGAGGTGATTGAGTGAAGACTTAAGAGATAAGGCATATGTAGATTATAAAGCAGGCATGAAATATAAAGATATTGCTGAAAAATATGGAGTCAGTTTATCTGCTATAAAATCTTGGGCAGTTCGTTATTGGAAGAAAAAAGGTTGCAACCTTGAAACCAAAAAAGTTGCAACCAAGAAAAAAGGCGGTCAACTTGGAAACAAAAATTCTACTGGTCCCCTACCTGGTAATAAGAATGCTGAGCGTCACGGGTTCTTTGCGAAATGGCTACCTACTGAAACAATGGAAATCATGCAATGTATTGAGCGATCTAATCCGATTGATTTATTATGGGATAACATTCAACTCCAATATGTCGCGATTATTAGGGCCCAAAACATAATGTATGTTCGAGATCAAGAAGATACAACGACAACAAAGACTGCAGAAAGCATGGGCGATAGTTCCTCTAGTGAGAAATGGGAGGTCCAGCAAGCCTGGGATAAACATGCTAATTTCTTACAGGCGCAATCCAGGGCAATGAAAACTTTGGAAAGTATGATCAAGCAATATGATGAACTTACCCGATCAGATATGGTTACAGAAGAACAACGGGCACGGATCGATAAGCTTAAGGCAGACGTGGAAAAGATAAAAGGCGAGGATGTAACCTATGAAGATGATGGATTTATTGATGCATTAAGAGATAATGTTACAGAGGTGTGGGATGATGAAAAATAAACTTTACAAAGCAGATATACTATTTGAACATATTGAAGGAAAGACAACAGATGTTTTTCACATAATGGCGATTAGTCGATTTCAGGCACGAAGAAAATTTAAAAAAAGAATAAATGCGATAGGAAACTTTAAATGTTTGAAAGTAACAAACATAAAACGTTGCGTGAATTCTGGAAGATCAGGCTGATGACGATTAAAAAAGCGATATTTAAGTTTAAACCATTCTCGAAAAAGCAAAAGAAGGTCTTAACCTGGTGGATGTCTGGAAGCCCTGCATGTGAAAAAGATGGGATTATAGCTGACGGCGCGATCCGATCTGGCAAGACATTGTCAATGTCATTATCGTTTGTAATATGGGCAATGATAGCATTTAACGGTCAAAATTTTGCGATGTGTGGTAAAACGATTGGATCATTTAGACGTAACGTGCTTTTCATTCTCAAGCTTATGCTTAAAGCACGAGGTTATAAAGTTGTTGATCATCGTGCAGATAATTTGATTACAATTTCTCGGGGAGAGATTACTAATTATTTTTATATATTTGGTGGAAAAGACGAACGGTCCCAAGATTTAATTCAAGGGATTACATTAGCGGGAATATTTTTCGATGAAGTGGCATTAATGCCTGAATCTTTTGTTAACCAAGCGACAGGACGATGTTCGATAGATGGGTCAAAGTACTGGTTTAACTGTAATCCCGATGGGCCTTTTCATTGGTTTAAGGTTAATTGGATCGATCAGATAAAGCAAAAGAATCTATTATACTTGCATTTTACGATGGATGATAACTTATCATTATCGGAAAAGATAAAAGCACGGTATCGATCCATGTATACTGGGGTGTTTTTTCAACGCTATATATTAGGATTTTGGACAGTTGCTCAAGGGATTATTTATGATATGTTTGATTTGCATAAGCATGTGATAAAGGGAATACCCGAAGAATTATCGGGAAATAGATATGTCAGTATTGATTACGGAACCCAGAATGCAACGGTGTTTCTGATGTGGTGTGAAGGAATAAGTGGGAAATGGTATTGTACGAAAGAATACTATTATAGTGGGCGAGATAAAATGAAACAAAAAACAGATGGCGAATATTGTGATGATCTGATTGAATTTATAGCAAAAGACAAAGTGAAACAGATTATTATTGATCCATCGGCTGCATCATTTATTGCAGAAATAAGGAAACGCGGATTAAGTATTAAAAGAGCAAAGAATGATGTTTTAAATGGCATTCGTGTAACAGGAACTCTTATTCAAACCGGTAAAGTTTTCTTCTTGGATGAATGCAAGGAGACAATCAAAGAGTTTTCAAATTACATTTGGGATGCAAAAGCGACAAATCGTGGTGAAGATAAACCGATTAAAGAACATGATCATGCGATGGATGCCGTGCGTTATTTTTGTTATACGATTCTTGGTAAAAAACGAGGTGCATCTATTTTAAAATAAAACGAGGGGGGTGAAGTATTTGAATATCGAAATAATTAAAAAGATTATTAAAAGCTATATACCTACGCAACAGGGTTTTGTTGCTAAAGCTGAGGAAGGTGAACGCTATTATCAGGGGGAAACAGACATTCTCTACAAGATAGATGATGAAGAGGATAATCCTCTTCGAAACGCTGATAATCGTATATCAACAAATTGGCACGGGCTATTAGTGGATCAGAAGGCATCGTATCTTTTTACATATCCCCCTACTTTTGAGACTCAAAATGATGGTCTTAATAAAAAGATTGTGGAGTTATTAGGTGATGAGTTTCCAAAATTCTGCAAAGATATCTGTGTGAATGCTTCTAATACAGGTGTTGGTTGGACGTTTATCTGGGATGATGAGCAAGGAAAAAGACAATATGCAATTGTAAAATCAGAACAAATTATCCCGATATATTCAAAAGATTTAAAAGAACGATTAATCGCTGTTTTAAGAATTTATAAGGGATTTGATGATGAAGGCAAAGTATATAAATATTATGAATATTGGACGGATACGGGATGTTATGCGTATAAGATGTCTGAAGGTGATAATTATGATGCCTTAGAAGAAAATGACACTTTTATTAATATTAATTTAGATACTGGGGAATCAACCGAAGATAATGTTTTAAAACATAATTTCGGAGCGGTTCCTTTTGTTCCTTTCTACAATAATAATTTAAAACGTGGAGATCTTAGTAAGATTAAAAAATATATCGATGTGTATGATAAAGTCTTTTCAGGATTCATCAATGATCTTGACGATATCCAACAGGTTATATTTATTCTTACAAATTATGAGGGGACGGATAAATCAGAGTTCTTGAGGGATCTGAAAAAATATAAAACCCTTAACCTTCAAAATGACGGTCCCGATGATAAGTCAGGATTAACAACCTTGGCTATTGAAATACCCATTGAAGCCAGAGAAAAAGTGCTTGAAATTGCAGAAAAACAAATATATAAGCAAGGTCAAGGCGTGGATCCGAACCCTGAAGCATTTGGGAATAGTTCAGGTGTAGCTTTAAAATACTTATATTCACTCTTGGAATTAAAGTGTGGTTTGATGGAGACTGAATTTAGATTAGGCTTTGGGAAGCTGATCCGGTTATTGTGTAAAGATGTATTACACGAAAAAATTGCAATTACACAAACATGGACACGAAATGCAATTGATAATGATGTGGAATTATCTGGTATAGCTATGAATTCTAAAGGCGTTATTTCTGATAGTACAATTATTAAGAATCATCCTTGGGTAAGTAATCCCACTCAGGAAATAAAAGATCTGGAAAAACAAATTGCAGATGAAATGGATTTTACTGATAAAGTACCGATAGGTGAAAACAATGACGGTTCAGAATAATTATTGGGAGAAACGAATCGCAAATAATATCTGGGAACTTTACAATAAATCAGAAATAAGAAACAGAGAGTTATTAAAAGCGTATCAGAAGGTATCAGATGATATAACAAAAAATCTCTATAAGCTATCAGAAAAAATAAATAACGGTGAAATACTTACCAGATCAGAGATGTATCGAAATAACCGGCTTAGGATCTTACAAAAAAAATACAGTATTATTCTAAAAGATTTAGCGACAGGTATTGAAAAGAAAGTTAGCAATGATTTAATCAAAGGAATGGAAGCTAACGCTAAAAATATTGCTGATCAATTAGGGTATGAATTTACAGTTCCAAATAAAGGTATTTTTGAACAAACATTAAAAGAACCCTGGAAAGGGAGTAATTTTTCAAAAAGGCTTTGGAAGAATACTGGGAAATTAAATCAAGAGTTAAATAATATCCTTGTCACTGGTCTTGCGCAAGGTAAGACCGTAACCCAAATGGCAATACAACTTAATAATGTTATGAATAAAGGATTTAATAATGCACACCGTTTAATTCGTACGGAAACAATGCACTATTTAAACCAAAGCAGCTTACAGACATATAAAGAGGCAGGGGTTAAGAAAGTTCAATTTTGGGCGGCTGAGGATGAACGGACGTGTGAAATATGTGGTGTGATGCATGGAAAAGAATATGATATTGATAAAGCGCCAATATTACCGCTTCATCCTTTGTGTCGTTGTTGTTATTTACCAGTGATTGAGGGTATAAATGATGATGGTAGAATGTATAAAAAAGCTTTAAAGAATGAACCAGAGATTTCAAAGGATATAAAAAAAATAGCAAAAAAAGAAGGATTTGAAATAGCAGGATTTAAATACCGATTAAAAACTAAAGAATCATATTTGAGAAAAGTGAAAAATAAAAAACAGGGATATATAGTTAATGATATTATAAGATACACATATATTTCAGAGCCCGAAAAATTAGTGACTAAAACTTTAAAAACTCTTGAAGTATACAAAGATGAAGGATATAATATCATTGTAATAAAGAATAGTTGGGTTGATGATTTTAACCCTTACAATGGCATAAATACAGTGCTTGAATCGAGTAGCGGTCAAACTTTTGAACTCCAATTTCATACAAAAGAAAGTTTTGATTTAAAAAATGGAAAATTACATGAACTTTATGAAAAAGCTAGAGTTCTTAATTTTGAATCTAAAGAATACATTGAATTGGAAGAAAAGATGTTTCAATTGTCATCGAGGCTTAAAACCCCAAAAAATATTAAGGATGTAAAATAAATGATAAGATATTTTAAGTTAAATGATAATAAGCATAAAAACGTTATAGTAAAAGCAGATGGAAGAATTCAACATAGATATGACAAAAAAAAAGGTTGGATTCGTACTGGAATTATGCTTGATTATTTCTCTGATGAAAGCGATACGTATGATATGTATGAAGAAATAAAAGAGAGCGAAGCTTTTAAATTGATTGGAGAAAAAAGTGCATGACGATAAAGGAGATAGCTTTAAAAATTGCTGAAGAAGCACACGATGGCCAGTTTGATAAAGCTGGAAAACCGTATATTGATCATCCTAAATATGTTGCATCAGCATTCAATGATGATGAACGTTATATTGTAGCATTACTCCATGATGTAATAGAAGATTCAAATTTTGATGCAATTCAATTAATTCATAGGGGTATACCATTAGAGATCGTGGAATCCGTTGAAATACTAACAAAATCAAAAGGCGAAGATTATTTTAAATATCTTGAAAGAATTAAACAAAATTCAATTGCAAAAGATGTAAAGTTGGAAGACTTAAAACATAATATGGATTTAAATAGAATTCTTAGTTTAAGTGATCAGGATCATGAAAGATTAAAAAAATATCAAAAAGCATATAAATATTTAACTAATTAACCACCAACATTAATTTGTAAGGTGGTTTTTTAATGTAAAAAATTAAGGAGGTTGCTGAATGAAAATACCAAAACGTGTAAAGATCGGTTGGAAGAAATATAAAATCATTAAAAGAACGCCTGAAAGACAGCTTATTGAAGTTGCGAATTATCGTTATGGGGAAATTGATTATGACAAGCGAACTATAACGATCAACTCAGATGCGGATCAAAAGAATCAAGAAGCGACTTTTATTCACGAAGTGATTCACGGGATTAGTGAAATGTACAAACTTGAATTTGATGAAAAAACAGTAGAATTGCTTGGCGATGCAATGTATACATTCTTGAAAGATAACCATAAAATATTAAAATGAAGGAGGAATAGCAATGCATCATTACATCACGAAATACTGGGAGGATGGCATTCATTATGCTGAGTCCTGGATACAGATTAATCTATTGAGTTGGAATTTTTGTTTTAGCAAGAGAAAAATCATTATCCCATAGGAGGTGATCCACTTATCTCGTCTTAAAGTACAGACGTTAAACAGGCTTATTTTTTATGCCTAAAATTTGACCGTGCCAATGTCGTAAAACTATGGCCACTATGAGAGCGAACTCGTAAAAAGCGTAATGAAAGGAAGATTATGAAACGTGAATTTTTAGAAGGCTTAGGTCTTGAAAAAGAAGTAGTTGACAAAATTATGACGGTTAACGGTACCGATATTGAAAATCAGAAAGATGAAACTACAAAAGCTGAAAATAAATTGTCTGATATTCGGATACAGCTTAAGACAGCAAATACAACCATTACCGATTTAAAGAAATCAAATGGGGATAATGAAACGTTACAAACGACGATTAAGGATCATGAAGCGACGATTGAAAAATTAAAAAATGATGCATCAGCCAAAGAATTTGATTTAGCACTGGAATTAGAACTTGTGAAATCAAAAACACGGAATACAAAAGCGCTCAAAGCGGTGCTTGATCTAGAAAAGATTAAGCAAAAAGACGATGGGAGCTTTGAAGGATTAGAAGATCAACTAAAAGAAAAGATGGAAAAAGAAAGTTATTTATTTGAAACAGGAGCAAATCAGACGATCTTTAAACCCAAAGGTGGTGAAGGTGGCTCAGGGATCAATCCTTTTGCGAAGGATACATTTAACTTAACAGAGCAAGGAAAGCTATATAAAGAAAACCCTGCACAGGCTAAAGAGTTAGCAATTGCTGCAGGAGTAAAAATTTAAAAAGAAAAGGAAGTATAAAATATGCCAGGAACAACTTTAAGGGATATAATCGTCCCAGAATTATTTACCCCATATGTTATCAATCGAACCATGGAGTTATCCGCATTATTGCAATGCGGGGTTATCACAAACGATAGTAAGTTTGATGAATTAGCATCTCAAGAGAGTCCTTATGTCAATATGCCATTCTTTGAAGATTTGACGGGTGAGTCTGAACAAATTATCGAAGATGTAGATTTAGAGAGTAATAAAATAGGATCGAATAAAGATGTCGCAGTTATTATCCGAAGAGCGAAAATGTGGAGTGCAACGGATTTATCAGCAGCGATGGCAGGAGTAGATCCAATGGGAGCAATCGGAACATTAGCTGCTTATTTTTGGGTGCGAGATATGCAAAAAGAATTAATCGCATTGCTAAAGGGTATCTTTGGAACAATTCCAGCGACAACAGATCCCGTTGCCGATGCAATAACACGATTAGATAGTAACTTACTTGATATTTCAAGTTTAAGTGGGGGAGCAGCGAAATGGTCAGCAGGTGCATTCATTGATGCTCAACAACTTTTGGGGGATGCACAAGAACAGCTAACAGCCATTACAATGCATTCAGCGACGAAGTCAGCACTTAAGAAACAAAACTTAATTGCGACTGAACACCCTTCAATGGGTGGTGATTTTGAGTCTTACCAAGGGAAACGTGTCATAGTAGATGATGGTTGCCCCGCGACTGGAACGGGAACAAATAGAGTATTCACATCCTATCTGTTTGGACAAGGTGCGATTGCTTTAGGAAACGGATCCCCAGTGGGATTTGTATCAACAGAAGTTGATCGAGACAAGAAAAAAGGTTCAGGGGTTGATTATTTGATCAACCGTAAAACAAACATCCTTCATCCACGAGGGATTAAGTTTACCAATGCGTCTGTTGCAAAAACGGAAGGTCCTTCTCGTTTGGAACTTGCAAATCCAATTAACTGGTTACCTGTTTATGAACCAAAACAAATTCGAATTGTAGCCTTTCAGCATAAGATATAAGACGATGGAAAATCAAGTGTATAAAAATTTACGCCTTTATCCACAAACTCAATCATTGAGGGAAGCATTGCTAAAATCGTGGATAAAGGATGCTCTTGATGATGTGAGAGGTTATATCAATTATTTACCAGAAGAAATATTGCCTCCATCATGTTCAAGTATCATTCTTGATTTGGTTTTAATTCGAATTAATAAATTAGGTGCAGAAGGGATTGTTTCAACTTCTCAAAGTGGCGTTAGTGAGACCTACAGTAACGGTATGCCGGTGGATATACGTCGCCGGTTAAATCGATTAAGGCGGGTAAGATAAATGGGAATAACGGCAAATATGAAAGCATTTCGACTTCAAAATAAAACAAAAATAGGAACGGAGTCAGGGGCACAAAAAGAGACCTGGTCAGATGGTCCTATGGTTGATGTATCAATTTATCAAAAGAACGAACGATTAATTACCCAGAGTGCCCGCTATAATGAATCAACGCATACAGGGTTAAGCTTTTCTAAAAATATAAAAGCGTTCAAAAATCGTTTAAGGGATGAAGAAACACAAGAAATTTTTGAAATAACAAGTGCCGTAAATGATGGACGTTTAACAAATCTTTTATTAAAGAAGGTGGATACGGATGTCTAATAATAGTGCGTTTGAAGCAAGTATGGATAATGCAACCCTGGAAATTTTTACACGATTAGTTGCAAATATGAAGACGGCGACGTTAGTTGTGGAGCGATCAGCCAAACAGAATTGTCCCGTTGATGAAGGGTTATTGCGAGCGGATATTAAATCAGAAGTAAAAACAAGTGGCGGGGAGATTGTCGGTGAAGTTGGGAATACCATCGAATATGCGCCGTATGTTCACCAGGGGACTGGTATTTATGCCGTTAATGGTGATGGACGTAAAACCCCTTGGGTCTATGGCACACCAAAAGGTTTTTTCACAACCAAAGGCCAAGGACCACAGCCGTATCTGGAAGATGCCAAAACAGAAAATGCGGGAAACATATCAAAAATTTTAGCAGGTGGCGGATAATGGAAATTGATATTAAAAACTATATTGAAGCAAAGGTACCCGAACTTCAAGATCGATTGTTTCCAGTGTTCACAACGGATATTAACAGTCCTTCGGTTGTTTATGATTTTAAGCCAATAACGAGAGGATATTTAAATCAAAGTCAACTTCAATTAAGGATCATTTGGAATGATTATGATGAGTGCAAAGCTTTGGAAGAAAAGCTAAATGATAAAAAGTGCTTAGCATTTGAAGAAGATGCACCCTTTATTGTTTTTGGAAAGACGCGGTTTTATAGCATTCTTTCAGGTGGAGGGGTACTGTTTAACGAAAAAGTACAAATGTATGAAGATACATTAATTTATATTTTGAAATGGAGGAATACGAATGGATAATTCAGAAATTATTCTAGGAGCTGGTGAGGTGTACATGTTCGAATTTACAGGAACAGTTATTCCTGAGCATGCGACAATAGAAACTGAAATAAATAATGTGGGGCACTGTTCAGGTGGCTTTAGTATTGATTATAAGCCAGAGAAATACGATGTAAAAAATCAATACGGTAAGACCGTTAAGAGTTTTACGACAAAAGAAGAAATAACGGCCAAAACAGGAATCTTAACCTGGCGTATTGCGAACTTAGCATTGTTATCAACCGCAAAATTTTTAGCTGATAAAGTAAAAAAAACCCGAACCTTAACATTTGGTGGCGGTGGTAGTTTAAAAACAGTGTTGTTTCGCTTTGTGCATACGAAGGAAAATGAGAAGAAAATACGCTTTACTATGATTGCCCAAGGTGGTAATGGTTTTGCAATGGAGTTTAGTGATAAAGAATTGACAGTGGATGCAACACTCAATGCCATTGAATATATTAAAAACTTTTTAGCTGATTTCGAAGAGGAACTAACCGATGAAGAAGCGGCGGCACTACCAGAACCAGTATAAAATAATTAAATAAAACAACTAAAAAGTGTGTCGGAAGATGCGCTTTTCTTTTTTAGAAAGTGAGAATAAAAGATGATCGATTTAAATAAATATATAAATGCAAATGTGGAAATCCAATTAGGTGAGGATCTATTGCATGTTAAAATTCCATCTGTATCAAATATGGGGAAGATTGCAGATCTTGAAAAAGGACTTGGTGATGATGCAACTATTAATTACGAAATCAAACAGAAAACAGCACAGTTATTGTTAAATGACAATTCAGAGGAAAAAGAGATCCCAATGTCTGTTATTGAACAGATCCCATTAAACGGCTTGCTTCAAGTTATTAAGGCTGTATTCAGTGCGAGAGTTGAGTTAGAAAAAGACCCAAACTCCGACTCCCAATCCCTGAAGGAGAAATAGGAGAAGCGATTGCTTTAAAACATTTCGAACGCGAGGATTGGGAGAGCAATTATTTATTGTCTACCTTTGAAGTGAAAAGGATCTCAAACTATACAGGATTAAATTTTAATGAAGTCTTAAATCTAAATTATGGGGCGTATTTACTATACCGAAAAGAAAGCTGGATTGATGTTATGAATCAATCTAAAAAAGGGAAAGAGTTATTAAAAAACCTTTGGCGGTATAAACAAACTGATGCAGATGAGCAAAAGATTAAAGAATTTACAGAAAGGGGGAAACTATGAGTTTAACAGGTGGTATTGCGTTAGCACCTTTAAAAGTAGAACTTAAAGCCAATATTGCTGGATTTAAGAGTGATATGAGTAAAGCTGCAGTAATAGGCTCAACTCAAGCTAATGCTATTAGTAAATCATTAGCCAAAACAGCAAAAGTCGGTGCAACATTATCTACCGTTGGCACTAATTTGACTAAGTTCGTTTCCTTACCTTTAGCAGCGGTAGCGTTTGCGTCAACAAAAATGGCTCTTGATTTTGGCAATGACTTTGCAAAAGTTACAACGTTATTAGATGATGGTGTTGTTAATTTTGAAGATTATAAAGATGCAGTCATCCAAGGTTCAACAGATAGTAAGATTGTCATTGATGACTACACGGATGCGGTTTATCAATCTATTTCAGCAGGTGTTGATCAAACAGAAGCAATCAAATTTACGACAGAAGCAATGGATTTGGCACGTGGTGGATTTACGACAGGTGCATTGGCTGTTGATATATTAACAACAGCAATTAATGGCTACAAGCTAAAAACAGAGGATGCAACTGAAATATCAGATATGCTTGTTGCTACTCAAAACGCTGGTAAAACAACGGTTGATGAATTAGCAAGTAGCATGGGTAAAGTTATTCCAATTGCTGCAAGTGTGAATTTTGGTATGGAAGAACTGTCAGCATCTTATGCTCAACTTACATTCAATGGGATTGCTACAGCAGAAGCTGGAACATATCTCAAATCAATGTTATCCGAATTAGGCAAAGCGGGGTCGATCACTGATAAAGCATTACGAGAATTATCAGGAAAAGGTTTTGCTGAGTTAAAAGCTGAGGGTGTACCAACAGCTGATGTTTTAAATATGTTGAGCCAGTATGCAGAAGAATCAGGAATTACTTTAAAAGATATGTTTGGATCAGTGGAAGCCGGCACAGCAGCATTAGTATTAGCATCAGAAGATGGTGAACAATATAATGAATTTTTAGCAAAAATAGAGGATTCAGCAGGATCTACTCAAGCAGCCGTTGATAAGCTAGATGCGGATCCACTCGAACAGCTTAAAGGTTCAATGAACGAACTGAAAAACGCTGGTATTGAAATGGGTGGAGCATTGGCACCAGTTGTTTCAGATTTAGCTGGAATAATAAGTGATCTTGCTCACGCGTTTACAGATCTTGATGAATCACAACAATCGGCGGTAATAAATACTGGGTTGTTTTTAATCGCATTAGGTCCAGTAATAAAAATTGCTGGTGGTGCGGTAACACTATTTACTAAATTAGCACCTCTGATTGGTGGGGTAAATGCTGGGTTGGCTAGTTTAGGTACAGCGTCAACGGTAGCCAGTGCAGGAACAGCTACATTAGCAACGGAAGTTGCGGCAACAGGTGTGGCGGCAACAACAGCAAGTGCAGGAGTCAGTGGTTTTGGTGGTGTTGTATCTGGTGTATTAGGTGGTAGTATAGCAACCGCCACTGTAGCAGTAGCGGCATTTAGTGCGGCAATTGGTGGGGTAGCAATTGCGGGTGTCGAAGCCTATAAACAGATCAATGCAGAGGTAGTGCCAGAAGTTGATATCTTTACAAGTAAAATGGATGAAGCTAATCAATCAATGGTGAAAAATACTGGAAATACGGTAACATCAATGCAAATGGCAGCAGGAACCTATAAAGAAACGGCGGTTGAAATATCCGAAGCGACAAAGGGTGCGGTGGGAGCTTATTTTGAATTAGATGAAGGTGCTTATAAAAGCATGATGTCTTTATATTTAAATGGGACAACCATTACCCAGGATATTGCAAATGATATGACATCCAAATATGCAGAAATGGGTCAAACGATTAATGCAAGTTTGGAAGCTGATTACAGTCAACGATTAACGATAATGCAGGGGTTCTTTGATCAACAGAGTACGTTGTCAGAAGCGGATCAAACGCAGATATTAGGTAATCTAAATACCAATTTTGAAGAACAAAAATTGGCGAATATATCCTATCAAGAACAGATCAATGCAATTTATCAATTAGCAGCAAATGAACACCGAAAAATTACTGAAGCAGAGCAACAAGAAATTAATACACTTCAAGGTGTTATGAAGATTAATGCCGTAAATACCTTATCCCAAACCGAAGCTGAAAGCGCGGTGATTTTAGGGCGCATCAAAGATCAAGATGGACGGATGACCGCTGAAATGGCAAGTGAGCATGTTAAAGCATTAGAAGATCAACGTGTAAAATCAGTGGATCAAGCCAATCAGGAATACGCTGAAAAAGTTGCAGTTATTGAACAAATGCGTGATGAATTGGGCGTGATATCAGCTGAACAAGCAGATACCATGATTGCTGATGCAGAACGACAAAAGACAGAAACGATTAATGCTGCTCAAGCGACAAAAGATGATGGGGTGGAAGTTTTAAAAGGTGCTTATGATGATCTTGAGAACACCGTAAATGTAAATACCGGTGAAATATTATCAAATTGGGAACGTGCTAAACAGGGTTGGAATGGTTGGAACATAACACCTAAAGAAGCAGTTGTAAAAGATAATACCGAGATATTTAGAGGTAATGTACAATGGGCAAAAGATTGGTGGAATACATTAGAGTTTGAAACCAAATATGCCGTAATTGAGACTGTAAACAGAATGACAGAAGTAAATGCTGGTATGGATTCAAGCATCAGAGATCCTGGAAACAGTTATGTCGGTCTTTCTTACGTACCTTATGATGGTTATATGATCCGAGCGCATAAAGGTGAAACCTTACTTGATGAAAATGAAGCGTCTGATTATCGTCAAGGAAATACAACAAAAGGCGATGATATTAACCAGGAGTTTAATTTTTATGGAAATGTAGATAGTCCTTACCAAGTTGCGAAAGCCGCTAAAAAAGGGATTGAAGATTTAAAATTTTTATCAGGAGGATAATATGAAGCCAGATCAAATTAATATTATTAATCAACGCAACAATGAAAAAATAACACTTGAATCATGTATTAATGGTCCTGAAGGTATCCTCCTTCAAAACTTTGATCCAGGAAAGATTCCGGTGCGTTTTAATGCAACAAAGGGTGTTAATCAAGTAGGCGAAACCAAACAAAGCGTTGACTTTGAAGTAAGAACAGTGACCATAGAAGCGGCAATAATTGCACAAGAGGGGCAAATGATCATTGATTATTATAAATCGATTTTAGACCGATTGTGCAATCCACAGGATGATCTTTTAATCACAGTATTAGGGAATGAAAAGAGTCGAGAAATAATTGGATCAGCTGATGGGACGGTGGTTTATTCCGTGGATTATCGGACCAGTAATTCAAACATTTTATCATTTAAACTTTCTTTTGATTGTTTTAATCCTTATTTTAGAAATACAAAAGAAATGACAGTAAAAGTTGAAACTTGGGAAGGCGGGATTGAGTTTCCACTTGAATTTATACCAGGTGGAATTGAATTTGCAACGAAAGGTCCCAATCAAGTAGAAATAAAGAATAATGGTGATATTGATGCGCCACTTGAAATATTTTTTACAGGACCCGCGACGAACCCCATAATTACTTTAAATAATGATAAATCAATCAAAATAAATAAAACAATCACAGGGGATTCAATTCTTTATATTCGTTGTGATTATGATGAAATAACAGTTGAGATTAATGAAGGTGGAATGATCGAGGATGGAAATAATTATATTGATATAGAGTCTGATTTTTTCACGTTAGATCAAGGGCAGAATGTTTTGAAATATGAAACAGAAACAGAAATACCACAAAGTGTAATACTGAAATATAAAGATCACTATTTTAGTGCTTAGGAAGGGGGCAATGATTTGAAATTTAACGGATATTATAACTCAATTGGTGGTGATCGAAAGTATCCTGCTGAACAAATGGCCTTGTTTATTGCATCTTTTGCGACAAATGGTGTCAACTCAAAGCAAGATTCTTTAAAGGTTATAAAAAAGAACAGTACTCAAATAACAATCAAAGCGGGTGCAGCAGTTATTGAAGGAAATCCTTATTTGAATACTGAGGATGAAACAATAACACTGGATGTGAGTACGAACGGCTATTACCGTGTCATGGTTAGAAAAAGCATATCAGATCGGATGAATGATGCTGTTTTAATTCGGGGATCTACGTTGCCAGGTGTTACAAGAGACGGATCAATTTATGATTTATCCTTAGCACAAATTAAAATTGAAAATGGTTCGTTTACAGTAAGTGATGAACGTGGGCTTAAATCGGTTTGTGGATATATGGGATTTGCGGGAAGAGATGATCTGCAAACAATGTGGGATCAGTTTTTATCAGAATGGGAAGCACAAAAAACTAATTGGAAAGCGTGGTTTGATCAACAACAAAGTGTGGGATGGCGACAGATCTATATCCAGGACACTGAGCCAATTGATCCAGTAGAGGGGTCACTATGGATCGGATAATTTTAAAAATATTAGATGAAGAGCTGAACTTTGTAGGAAGCATTAAAAAATATGCTTCTTTTTATTTTGTTTTAAATTTTAATAGAGCAAAAGAATTTCAACTCATTGCACCAATTAAATACGAAAAAATTTTAAAGGAAGATTATTATATTTATGTTTCACGCAAAAAAAGTTTTATTATTAATTATGTGAAATCAGAAGAAGATAAAGGCATTGTAACTGTTCGAGGAAAGCATGTTATGAATGAGTTGAAAAATTGGATAACGTTGCCTTTGACAGGTTTAGATTATGATGTGATTACCGGTGATGCCGAAACGGTTTTAAAACATTATATTAATAGCAATTGTGTTAATCCACAAGATACTGAACGAAAAGGAATGTTTTTTGAAATAGCTCCGAATTTAAATCGTGGATCACGGATTCATCGGGAAAGTAGTCATAAAAATTTATTAGAAGAAGTTGAAGAAATTGCAAAAAGTATCGATATAGGTTGGATTGTAGAGCTTGATTATGTTCGTAAAAAGCTTATATTTGATGTTTATGAAGGTGTTGATCGAGCCTATTCACAAGATATCAATAATAAAGTCATCATGTCTAAAAAGCGAAAAAATATTGAAAATGTGATTACAACACGTGATATTTCAGATTATAAAAATGTGAATTATGTTGCCGGACAAGGAGAGGGAGCCGAACGAAAAATTGCGATAGTAAGAGATCCAAATCAAACATTTATGAAACGTCGCGAGATGTTTACCGATGCCAGAGATATTGGTGATGATTCTGAAACGACATTAGAAGATCGAGGACTAGCAAAACTTGGGGAGGCAAGTTATATTTATCGATCGGAATCAACAATTGTTGATAAAAATTCAAAATATGAAGAGTCTTGGAATTTGGGGGATTTAGTAACGGTTCAAGATGGTTTAGGACAACTTGATTATCGCGTTAATGAAGTAAAAGAGGTTCATGAGCCGTTGAAAAAAGTAGATGTGGTTATTGGAAATATTGGGTTGAATGTATTAGAAAGATTAAACAAGAATACTCTTATTTATCCAGGGACCCAGTCTTTAAAATCAATTGATGGCGGTGGCTTTACCTAGGAGGTGACAGTTTGGACATACAAATAAAAAGAGGCACTAAAGAAGAACTTAACACTCATGGTCTTTTAAAAGAGGGTGAATTTGGTTTCTGTAAGGATACTAAAGAATTATTTATAGGAACAGGAACAGAAAATGAGCCGATTAATAATAATCAATTTGAACCGATTACCCATACTCAGAGCGTACCAGCGGATACTTGGACCATTATCCTACCAGCATCTTTTAATAAAAATCCGAATACCGTTATTTATGATTCTGCTGGAACAAGGGTTTTTTGTGAAGAAAGATATAACGAAGAAACAAGAACAGTGACATTGTTGTTTTCATCCCTATTTAGCGGCAAAGCAACAATCGATTAGAAAGGAGTGATTATATGGCCATACCTTATATAAATAGCATTGATCTAAATTTTAATGAAATGTTAAATATGCGAATTCAAAACTTAGCGACACCGCCCAGTAATGTTTTGGATGGCTTTGTTTATTTTAATACGACTATGAAAAAATTTATGGGTTATGCAAATGGCGATTGGGTAACGTTTGGACATACAGGGGAAGTTTTGACAACAACCTTATTGCAAAAGATAAACGGTATAAGTCCCAGTGCAACGAAGGTTGAAGATTCGACCGTAAATGGAAATATTAAAATTAATGGTACCGAAAATGTTGTCTATACGCATCCAGGGACCGGGACCAATCCACACAGTACGACAAAGGCAGATGTCGGGTTAGGGAGCGTTGAGAATAAGAGCGCAACCACAATATTAGCAGAATTAACGGCTGCACAAATAGCTGTAAGTTTAGGGTTTTCCCCTAGAAATACAAGAGTAGGTCTTGAGAGTGCAAAAGGAACGGCAACGGGAAGTAAAACTGTCTATATTGCTATAGATAGCAAGAAAATATATTTAGACAATGCGAATGAATCCTGGTTACAGATTGGTGGTCAAGAGACGCTTCCTTGGGGAAGTATTACAGGAAAACCGACTACCTACACGCCACCGATTGCAACACCATCAAATTTAGGTGGTGTAAAAGTCGGAGCTAATATGACAGTTGATGCAAACGGTGTATTAAATGCTAATGATAATCCCACGAGTTTTATCTTAAAAGAAGAATCATTTATTGCAACCGCTGGACAAACGATTTTTAACTTGTCCCAAGGGCAATACCGAATAGGACTTGGTACGATTGAAGTATTTATTAACGGTGCCAAAATAGCCAATTCAGGGTTTAATGAGACAAGCACGACGCGGATCACGTTGAGTACAGGGATGGAAGCAGGCGATCATGTGTTACTCAGATACATTGAGTTAATTAACATCACACCGTATCCGAGCCATCATCATGAGCATTTACCAGGAGGTGTTGATCCGATTCCTTTGGTTACGACAACAGTACCAGGGCTTATGGATTCAGCGGACAAAGTAAAATTAAATAGTACTTATACCAGTGCCCAAGCAGATGCGGAAATTAGTGCAGCGGTTAACGGTTTGATTAACGGATCACCTGGCGCATTAGATACACTTAATGAACTAGCAGCTGCAATGGGTGATGATCCAAATTTTGCAGCAACGATTGCTAATACAATAGCTGGAAAAGTAGATAAGATTACAGGAAAAAACTTAAGTGCAAATGATTTTACAAACACTTTACTAGCTAAATTAAATGGCATTGCAACAGGTGCGAATAAATATAGCCATCCATCAAAAACAGTAATATCTTCAGGATTAAAAAAGATTGGTAGAGATTCGACTGGTCATGTTACGGATGGTGGAAATGTTACAAAAGCTGATATTACAGGATTAGGGATTCCTGGACAAGATACGGTTTACGCACATCCAATTAAACATCCAGCATCTATTATTACTCAAGATCAAAATAATCGTTTTGTATCAGATACCGAAAAAACAAAATGGAATGCTAAAACAAGAAAATATGTTCACTCAATCGGAAATGGATCTGCAACAAGCATTGTTGTTTCCCATAATCTTAATACAAGAGATATTTCCGTTACGCTTAGAGAGACGGCAAGCCCATATAGAGTGGTAATGACCGATATTGCGATGACAAACGTAAATTCAATTACATTAACCTTTGCTAAGCCACCAAGTTCAAATAAATATACAGTAATGGTGGTGGGATAA